TCCCTCTTCAAAATTGAACAAATCTGCTAAACTCAGTCCATTCTCTTCCGCATACTCCTTTAACCATTTCGGAGCCCAGCTCTCAAGAACTGTCTCGGGAATATGAGGTTTTTCTCTTTCTTCCATCCCTTTCCGCCTCACTACTGGGATTAGATAGCACATGCAGTGCGGATGTGCTGGGAGCCTCGGAAGTTTATTTTTCGGATGCACTCCTCTACCAAGCCCATAATCAATATTTGCATAAACATCGCATATATCCGCTCTCGGATGACTTCTTGACAGCCTCCACTGGTAGCCCACTATCTCCTCCTCGTCCTTTGTGAGTTCCACTGTTGCTTTCATATAAGCGTGTGCAGTCTCTGTCCATGCAATCGTTTTTAGCCTGTAAAGTTGCTTATCGTAGAGCCACCACTTGACCGCCCTATTCACAAGCTCCATTTTCCCTTCCCGTAGTGCATCTTCAATCTCTTTCAGAAGTTGCTTGCCCGCATAGTATGTTCCTTCTTTGCTCCGCTTCTCTATATACTTCTCAACCTTCTTTTTGATTTTCTCCCAAGCCTGCCTGCTTTCTGCGTTGACAAGTAGCCCTCTCGTGCTTTCTTCAAATTCTTTTAGCCACTTCGGAAGCTGTTCCTTAAGCACTATTGCAAACTCTTGCTGTTCCATAGCCTCAATCGTGTATTGCAGTTTATACATCAAAGCCTTGACGCCGTGGTCATAGCGTATGCCTTCCATGATCGTGTTTTTCAGTCTTGCTATTGCCTGCTGCGAGAAGTCCCAAAAGCGTTCTGAAAGCTTTAAACCGTCATCCCATCTGTGATTGATAATCTCTCGGGCGAGTTGTATAGCGAGGGTATCTTTCTGCAATTTTGCGGTTTTGTTGACTGCGTTCACTACGTGCGTGATGAGTGCGGTGATCTTGTAATATAACTCTTCGGCAAGTTTTCTAAGCATCTCTTCTGTCTTCTTGTTTATCTGATAGTCTTGTTCTTTTAATCTGTCTATGAGTTCGTCAGTCTTTTTAGAGAAGTCTTTTTCAATGTCTTCCCACTCGGAGAGAAACCACTCAAGGAAGAGCTTGCGGACCTGTTCCCAATTCATAGTTCTAATTCATTCTTCATTTGATTGTCCAAGCCCTCCAATCCGTCTATTTCGTTCTCTATCCGTTGCATAGTTGCGTCGTCAATCTCAGAACCGAGCAGCATCCTTGCAATGTGCTTTTTCAATTCTGCGTCAAAGGTTGCGGAGATGTTCAAGGTCAAGGCATCCATTGCCTTTTTCAGTTCTCTTTCCACATCTCTATAGCTGAAGTCTTTCTCGTAGATGATTGACCCTTTGAAGCCATCCTTCCCTTCCCACTTAGCCACGAGGTCGGCTATTCTATATTCCGCCTGTTCTAAGTTTTGGGCTATCTGTGTTAACAGACTGTTCAGGTTTTGAAATTCAAACTCTAAAGCCACACCGCTTTTTTGCTGTTGTGTGCCTTTTATGAACTCAAGGTTTGCGAGGGAGTAAATCATGTCTATAAGGGTGTTGATGTATTCAAGATAGACTTTTGCGGGGCTTTCAGGTGGTGCGATAAAGTCGGGCTTTCCGCCCTTCTCTGGATAATAGCCAATAAAGTTCTCGGTTCCGATGACGATATTTCGCAGTTTTTCCTCAGAAATCTGGTCTGGAATGGGAATGGTTAGGATTGGGAACGTGGAGTTTCTCAAGATTTCTCTAAGTTCTGAGATTGCGTTGTATAAGTCCTTGCTAACTCGTGCTATATCCTGTATAAAAGGTGGGACTATCACATCCGTAGGTAAAATTGGGTCTGTCCAAGATACCGCCACCACGGGCACTTCTCCAAAGGGCGTAGCTCCTTCGTATGTTTCATTCCCTACCCGCACTCTCCATATTCCCGGCATGAATTCTCTCGTCATGTTCAGTTCAGAGAACACGATTTTCTGAATTCTCCCGTAGCTGTCTATTTCAATGTCCAGTATCTGAGAAGGTAGGCGTATTGTTGCATAAGGACGGATGCCTTGCAGTTTTTCATGTGCCTTCGTGGGCACATCTACGTTGGGCTTGTCCACAATCACAAACACGGTGCCGTAAATGAGAGTAAGCTTTGCGATGTTTCTCATAAAGTCGTCAATGTCTGTGCCTCGCAGGTCTACATTCTGACAGAACTCTGCGTATTCTGTGTTCGTTGCGAAGTCCCTTTGAGGTTCTACCCTGAAGAGGGCACCCACGTAAGTGTCTACGATTTTCTTTACAAAGTTGGGATAAATAGCAAGCTGTCTTCTGCGTGCGTATTTTTCATCAGTCTCCCTCGGATACTTCACAAGGTAAGAACCATCACTGAACCCACCCAGCCCCGTGTAGCTATCCCAACAAAGCTTGTAGTCTATCATGCCTTACCTCCTTATAGCCACTTGAGTTTTAAAAACTTGTATGGAAAAGCCGTCGCCTTTTCCTCCAAAGCCATAACTGCATAGACAAGGGCATCTACGATGTCGTCGTGTGCGGAGAAGGGAAACTCTAAAAGCTGTTTAACTGCTTCCTCTTGTCCTTTTGCAAAGTAGATAAGTCCGCCTTCAAAGAGGGGCACAAGCTTTTGTGCCCGCAAAACTTTGTTTGTGTGTGGTTTGATGCCTCTAATGGGTAAGCTTACTCCACGCTTGCTTGCTATCTCTTGTATTAGCTTTCTGTAGACTTCCTGAAAAGCTACCTCTTCAAAGACAATTAGAGAGGGCTTGAAGGTTAGCTGTATGGAGATGAGGGTGTCTATGAGTTCATTAGGAGTGGCACGCTTATTATATATAAATAAGGAATATATACACCCTGTCTCCTTATCCCTGCCCAAAACCGCTATTGCTGTGTAGTCTCCTTTCTCTTTGCCTGTGCTTGGGTCAACGCCCGCCACAATGTCAAGCTTGGATAGATCCAGTTTCTCTTCATAATACCTAATCCACTCCTGCCTGAATATCCTGTCCTCATCCGACAAGGGCTCGTTCATATACTCAGAAGCAAAAGCGTAGCTTCCGATTTCCTGCCTTTTCCTTTCTAACGTTTCCAGTGTCCAGAGATGTGGGTGCAACGGCGTGCCCTCGTCGGTGATGGCTCTGTATTTCTTAGCAAACCAACCAAGCTCCTGTCCCTTTGTGATCAGCTCATTCAAAAGGCTATCGTAGTGGAGGATGGTTCCGATCACAAATATTTTTGCGTTCTGGGATAAGCCCATAACCACTCTGTAAAACCACTTCTTTAGCTTGTCCCTCAAAGATTTAGAGTTTGCGTGTTCTTCTGACTCTATGTCGTCAAGTATGACTAAATCGGGTCTTTCTCCACGCTTGACTAAACCTCTCAGCTTCTGCCCTGCACCCCGTGAAATCACTGTCGTGTGCACTGTGTCTATTCTCTCCACCGTAGCCCGTTTGATGATTTCTCCGAAGTCCTGCAAAATTGCAGTGTTGTTTTCAAGCTCTAACCGAATATCCTCCAATTGTTCCTTAGCCCTTTGCTCGGATGCTCCGATGCAAACAATGAACTTGTGCTTGCCGTATAGGATAGACCACAGAACATAGCCCAAGTATATGAGAGATGTTTTCCCGTGCTCTCTGGGCGCCGCAACAACTACTCGTTTCATCTGCGGGTCTTCCAAAAAGCTGATTATCTCAAGCTGAAAATCTGCAAAGGGCTTTCTGAAGATGTGCGGAAGGTAGGTTTGGCAAAAGAAAGCAAAGTCGTTCCTTGCCCGCTCTTTCCTGTTCTTGTCCGCTTCTGAGATGAGAACCCTTTCCAAAACTCTGCTAACCGCCTTCTCTTTATAACTCATGCTTTAGCTCCGCTATGATACGCTTTGCGAGGTCTTCATCTAAATGCTTTGCTAAAGTCTTTGCCACCTTCTCAAGCACTTTCTCTGTGTGTTCTATTAGTTGAGTTTTTGTCTTTTCTATGTATGCACTGCTCCGTGAGAGATTACTTGCAGTATGCACAAGTCTCATTAGTGCGTCTATCTTTGCATCTTCCACTTCTCCCTTTTCCTGCCACTCCGCTATGACTTCAAGGAGTAAGCCAGTGGCGATTGTTGCAAGGGTTTGGGACTGCTGAAATGTATCAAGGTCCTCATCGGACAGTAGCCCGCTTCTCTTGAGTTCAAGCAACGGCTTTAACTTTCTGATTAGCCTGTGGATTGAAGATCTGGACGCTTGGGCTTGTGGGAACTTGATTTTTATCTCCTGCTCCAACTCTCTAATCGTTTTCCCTCTTTCGTATTCCTTCACTGCGTATTCTTTCACTTCCGGGTATCTATCAAGGGAGTGTCTACGAGGCATCAAACTTCCTCCACTTGCTCGTCAATGAATTCCTTCTCCATCAAAGCTTTGCCTTTGGCGGTTAGTCTGAGTTTTTGGATTTTTGCCTGATGCGTGGGCAGTTCCACTTCCAGCACTTCTATGTAGCCTTTGTCTAAGAGATATTTGATGTTCTTCTCAAGCAGCTTTTTGCTATCTGTGAATATCCTCCAGTCTGCCAACAAAGCTTCAATCATTTTCACGGTAAGACTGTCGGGATACACTTGTTCTAAAAACTTCAGAATTAGGTAATTGACTTGCTTTCTCATTGTTTAGCCTCCAGCCTGTGCAAAAGCTTTTCTATTTTTTCCTCCAGCTTCTCCAGTTTCATCTCCATGCGTGCTTCCACCTTGTTTTGAAACGCTAAGAAGTCTTCTTTTCTCAAATACTCTTTAAGCATCATCTTTTCAATCTCTGCGTTCTTTTCCTTCTCTTCTTCTAAGTCTTTTTGGAGTTGTTCCAAAGTCTTCATCATGCTTGCCATCGTTGTCTTTATGATTGCGTAGTTGATTACGATTGCTACGAACGAGGAGACTGCAAAAACGATGATGGCGGGATGTGTCAAAAGCTGTTCCATCACTCTTCCACCTCCAGAACCTTTCGCATCAAATCCTCCAAAGCCAAGCGGGCGTTTATACCTACTCCTTCGTATTCTGCGTCTGTGAGTTGTATCGTGAGAACTATGAGTTTTTCCTTCTCAGACAGTCTCTCTGTCCGAAAACTGCAATTTTGCAGTTCCCTCATCCTGCGTAAAAACTCACATACACGCTTGGCAGTAATACGCATAGTGATGGAATATAGAATCGATGGCTTAGAGAGTTTTCCTATTTTGCGTGGTTCTTACGGAAGGAAACCGAAGGTTTGGATGCCGTAAAAGGCGTAGTAGTCGGGCATGGAGATTT